AATGGATTATAGTAGCAATAATAACGCTAAAGTCCAAAGACCTAGGTCGGTTGTAACAAGTTCTGGAAGAGAAACAACCGGAGCAGTAAAACCCAATGAGTACCGTTTAACTCCTGATCGCGTAGCCGCAATCAAGGAAGCAGGTATGTGGGACAACCCAGACGCTCGAGCAAAGATGGCTAAGAAATTTGCCGAGTGGGATAAACTTAACAAAACTAGGAGCTAATGATGGACGATAGATTAAAGAAAAACGTAAATGCAGGCCGCGAAACTCGCGCTCAAGATGATCTTGGACGTGCAGCGCCTGAGGAAAATTTTGCATTATCAGAGGAGCGTCGTAAGATGTTCCGTTCGGAATGGCTACAAGAAGCTCTTCCGACTCCACCCGAAATTCCGGGTTACCATTTGTGCTGGTTATCTTCAAATAATCAATATGACCCTATTCACAAGCGTATGCGCCTAGGCTATGAGCCAGTGAAAGCCGATGAGTTACCAGGCTTTGAGCATCTTAAAGTGAAAGCTGGCGAACATGTAGGATTTGTAGCATGTAATGAAATGTTACTATATAAGTTACCTCAAGAGATTTATCAGGAACTTATGTTAGAACTTCATCACAAAGCTCCACTTGATGAACAAGAGAAAATCAAAGTTCAGCAAGAACAACTACTTGGTCAACGCGATAGCAATGGGAAAACTTTATTGTCGGTTGAAGGTGACGGTTTCAATAATACTACTATTCCCACACCTATTTTTAAATAGTTGTGGTTTATTTTAACCGATTGTAAAGGAGACTCTTATGAGTTCAACCAACGCTGCATTTGGCTTACGCCCAGCATTCTTCCCAACAGGTTTGGAAAGAGCTCAGGCTTTAGCTAATGGCATCACATCAGGTTATGGCACAGATATTTTAAAAGGCCAACCTGTTAAATATACAACCGGTGGTGTAATCAACCCTGTATCAAGCACTGAAGCCTTTGTTGGCGCATTTGCTGGTGTAGAGTGGACAGACACTACTGGCCGTCGTCGCGTTTCTAATTACTGGCCTGCAAGTACAACTGGCACAGCTATCGTTGCTTATTTCTACAATGATCCATTGATCGTTTATGAAATCCAAGCTGATGGCGCAGTTGCACAAACAGCTATTGGTGACAACGCGAATTTTTCTAACCTCACAGCTGGTTCAACAACTACTGGTTTATCACAATGCACAATGTCTGCTACATTAACAGGCACAAGTACATATGGTCAATTACGTATTGTTGACTTAGCACCGTATGCTGACAACGCATGGGGAGATGCTTACACAATCGTTCGTGTACAGATCGCTAACCATCAGTTTGTTGCTACGCTCAACGCTATTTAAGGAGAATAAGCAATGGCTGCCCCAATGAGAAGTACGGACTTTAGAAGCATCGTCGAACCAATTCTTAACGAAGCATTTGATGGTGTATATGATCAACGAACAGACGAATGGAGCCAAGTGTTCCGTGAGCAAATGGGTATTCCTCGTAACTACCACGAAGAACCAGTGCTTTACGGCTTTGGCGCTGCTCCTCAGTTACCTGATGGTGAACCAGTTTCATACCAACAAGGTGGCGTGCTCTTCCTACAACGTTATGTTTACAACGTTTATGGTTTAGCATTTGCGCTTACCAAAGTTTTGGTTGAAGATGGTGACCACATCAGAATCGGCCAAGTATATGCTAAACACTTAGCTCAATCATTAGTAGAAACTAAAGAAACTTTAGCTGCTAACGTATTGAACAGAGCGTTCAATGGCTCATACGCTGGCGGTGACGGTGTTGCTTTAAACAGCGCATCACACCCAATCGTTAACGGTACATTTAGTAACTTACTAAATACTGCTGCTAACTTATCACAAACATCTTTAGAGCAAATGTTAATCCAAATTCGTCAAGCTGTTGACAACAACGGTAAGAAAATTAGATTACAACCTCTAAAACTTGTGGTTGCTCCAGGCAACGTATTCCAAGCTGAAGTATTGCTTAAATCAGTTTTACGTGCTGGTACTGCAAACAACGACATCAACCCAATTAAATCTATTGGATTGTTGCCAGAAGGTGCTGCAGTTCTTTCACGTTTAACATCAGCAACAGCTTGGTGGGTACAAACAGACGCACCAGAAGGTATGAAACTCTTAATGAGACGTGCTCTTGAAAAAACCATGGAAGGTGACTTTGAAACCGATTCTATGCGTTATAAAGCAACAGAACGTTATCAAGTAGGTTTCACTGACCCACGTGCTATGTACGGTACACCAGGTGTTTAATTAACAGCGAAGTGGGGAGACTACTCTCCCCCTTCATTTAGGAGAAAGAAATGGCTTATAACAATAGTGTTACAAACATAGCTGGAGTACTTTCAGCTATTACGGCAACTGTTGCTTATACAGATACCTCTGCTGTTACTATTGGTACGCTACCTGCAGGTGCGCAAATTGTTGACATCAATATTGATGTTACAACAGCGTTTAATGCTGGTACTACTAACACCGTGACTGTAGGCAAAACTGGATCAGCAGCAGCCTACGTTACAGCTACTTCTGTTGGTTCAGCAGGACGTGCATCAGTTGCTTCAACTGGTGTTTATTCTGCTTGGGCTAATGTAAATAGCACAAATGACGTAGATTACGCAACAGTAACATTCTCACAAACTGGTACAGCAGCTTCAGCTGGTGCAGCTAGAGTGACGATTGTTTACAAATCATTCGCTTAAGGAGAGCTAATATGGCACAATTTAAGCGTTTACCAAAAGAAAAAACTACTGAGCCTTCAGTTGAATTATCTTTGAAAAGAGGTGGTTCAGCTAAAAAGATGGCTGAAGGTGGTGAATCAAAAACTATGCATAAAGCTGAAATGAAGCGTATTGGTAAAGTTGAAAGTGATTTAAAATCACATGTCAAAAAACCTGCTTCTAAAGCACATGGTTACAAAACTGGTGGTGTAGCACTAGGTAATGCTGGTGGTTACAAAACTGGTGGTGTAGCTAATGCACAAGGTGGCTATAAAAAAGGTGGTCTAGCATCAAGTGGAATCATCAAGTCGGAAAAAGGTAAGTCTACTATGTCTGATGGAGCGAAATCTCCTAAGATTGGTGGAACTACAGGAGCTGTAAAACGCGGCAATGCTGGCGGTTACAAAGACGGTGGCTTCGCAGAAATGCAAAAAACATCTGCCAAACACGGCAATGGTCATACTTGCATGAAAAAAGGCGGTATGTGTTAATATTAGGTTGGGGGAGAAATCCCCCTCCTATTTTTTAAAGGATTCTTATGAAAGTACAAATAGTTTCAAAAACTGGCGTAGGTTCAAGTGATGCTATTGTAGTTAATACAAACACAAATCCATGTAATATTGGTTTTGGTGTACTTGTAACTGGTACAGTTAACTATACTGTGCAACATACATTTGATGATCCTGCAACAGGTTTTAGTACATGGTTTTCACACCCTACAATTGCTTCACAAGCAGCAAATGCAGATGGTAACTATGCTTTCCCTGTCACAGGCATTAAAGTACTTGTTAACTCAGGTTCAGGTACAGCTACACTTAAACTTGTACAAGCTGGTATAGCATAATGGCTTATGTTGGTTACACTGGCGTAGCCAATCAAGCAAATACATCAGACGGGTTTGCACTGCATACTAGTGCTGCTAACGTTGTAGGTTCAACGCCGGGTGATGATGTAGGCAATGATGGCGTTGTAGATTTATACGGCGTATCACCTGTAACAACTTTTTATATCTTGATGGAGTCATCAGGATATGTCTTACAAGAAACAAGTAATAAAATTATATTGGAGAGCTCATAATGGCTGATCAAAAAATATCGGCAATGCCGTCGGCAGCAACACTAACAGGTGCAGAACTTGTGCCATTAGTACAATCAGGTGCTAATGTTCAAACAACAATAGATGTAATTAGAGCATATGATAATGCTTATGGCGCATGGAGTGATTCAACAGATCAAACAGGTAGTATTACTACAGGTACTGCTGTTACATACAATACACAAGATGTTAGTGATGGCGTAACATTAGTATCTAACAGCCAAATTACAGTACCTAATACAGGTAAATATAATCTTCAATTTAGTTTTCAATTTAAAAACGTAGAAAATGCGCAACAAGAAGTAGTTGTATGGTTAAGAGTTAATGGCTCTGATCTTGCAAATTCAGCAACAATCTATACTGTTCCTGCAAGAAAAAATGCAAGTATTTTTGGTTATAATGTTGCAGCACTTACATTCTTACTTGATTTAAATGCTAATGATTATGTTGAAGCTTATTGGTTACCCTCTATAGCAACATTAACTATAGAAAACTTACCTGCAAGCTTATCTCCTGCGTACCCTGCAATTCCATCAGCAATTGTACAAATGATACAGGTAGCGTAATTATGCCACTTATTAAATCTAAGTCAGAAAAAGCATTCAAAAAGAATATTTCTACAGAGATTAAAGCTGGTAAACCGCCAAAACAAGCTGTTGCGATTGCATATAGTGTAAAAAGAGCAGCTAAGAAATGTAAGGGAGGTTCTACAAAATGGTAAAACCAGGCTTATATGCTAATATCCATGCAAAACGCCAAAGAATTGCTGAAGGTAGTGGTGAAAAAATGCGTAAACCAGGATCAAAAGGTGCGCCTTCTGCACAAGATTTTAAGGACGCTGCAAAAACAGCAAAGCTAGCTAAAGGTGGTGAACCTAGATTATCAGTATCTAGAGGTGAAAAGTTACCTACATCACAAGGCGCAGGGTTAACACAAAAAGGTAGAGATAAGTATAATAGAGCTACAGGCTCAAATTTAAAGGCACCTCAAAAAAAGGGACCACGACATGACTCATTTTGTGCAAGAATGTCAGGTATGCCAGGTCCTATGAAAGATGAAAAAGGTAGACCTACACGAAAAGCAGCATCTTTAAAGCGTTGGCATTGCAAAGATGGTGGTTCAACAAAAAAACATGATATAAAAGGGTGGTAACATATGTCAACAAGCGGTACAGTTGGTAATACAGTCATCTCAGTACAAAAATTTATTGATCATGGTGCTCGTAGAGCAGGTAAATTAGCAGAAGAACTTACTTCTGAACAGGTTTTATCTGCAAGAGAGAGCTTATTTTATCTTTTATCTAATTTAGCCAATAGAGGTATTCAATATTGGTGTATAGATAAGACAGTTGTAGGTTTAAAACCTGATCAATACATCTATTATTTACCTGTAGGCACAGTTGATGTCCTAAATGCCAATTATCGTACAGTTACTTTACTATCTCAAGGCGCTTATAGCTCTTCAGGTACAGTTTCTTATGCTTTTGATGGTGAAGGGCAAAATATTTGTCAATTAACTAATAATACAGGCAAT